ATGGCAACGATTCCGACCGTAGCCGAGGCTCGAGGGTGGCTCAAGCTCACCCACACGCAGGACGACGCGCAGCTCACGCTCGCGATCGCCGCCGCGTGGAACGAGTACCGGGCCGCTACCGGCCGGCTCGAGGCCGACCTCACCGATGCGGAGAAGGTCGCGCTCCTCGAGCGCGTGGCGAACCTCTACGGCTTCCGTGGTGACGACTCGGTCGGTCCTTCGACCTGGTACGTCGACACGATCCGCCGCATGAACAACCCCAACAGCGTGGGCTAACGATGGCAGGATGCGGCTACTGGCGCGAGCGATACACCTACCAAGTTCCGACGACTACGGTCGACGGCGCAGGGCAGGGTACGACCGTCTACACCGACTCCGTCGTCGGCCTCGCCGGCGTAGTGACGCCGAACCAGCGCGAGGTAATGGGCGACATGGGCGTCGAGATCCGCACCGACGTCGTCATCGAGACCGCGTTCCATCCGTCGATCACCGCCGCCGGACGCCTGGTCGACGCCTCGACGTCCACGGTCTACAACATCATCAGCGTCATCGACCCGGATGGCGGCAAGCGTCGCCGGCTTCGCATCACCGCGACTAACATCGACGGCCAGATCATCGACCCGGAGCCGGCATGATCAAGGCCTCGCTCCACGCCCTCGAGGTCAAGGCCAAGCTCCTCGCCATGAGCGAGCAAGCCCGGAAGAAGGCGTTCCGCAAGGTTCTTCGCCAGGCGGCGCGCCCGGTGGCTACCGAATTGCAGCGCAGCTGGGCGAGGGCCAAGCGCCGCGGCGGACTCGTCACCGGCGAGATCGCCGACGCCCAGGAGTCCCGCATCAAGTTCCGCAAGCGGACGGGCCAAGCCACGCTCGAGATCGGCACCAACTACAAGCGCGGCGGCTACGCGAAAATCTGGCACATCCTAGAAAACGGCTTCAAGCACTACGGGAACAGCTCGACGTACACGACCATGGGCGACGAGGCGAACAGCCTGAAGCGCCGGCGGGAAGTGTTCCGCGAGGAGGTCGCGAAGAGCCTCGGCGGCTACAAGGGCAAGAGCAAGGACGAGCGCATCGCGCTCGCGAAGGCGTCGACCGCCGCATGGCAAGCCAAGATGCCAGGCGCCGACTCGGCCATCGGCCGCGCCAAGAGCGCCAAGAGCGCCCGGCGTGACGCCGCCCGCGCCAAGGGCGCTAACCGCACCATCCTCGGCCGCAAGATCTCGCGACCGATCGCGGCGAAGTGGGCGCCGAAGCTCGCGCAGATCGCCAAGGACCTCCTCGTCGCCGAGATCATGAAGCCGGCCAAGAAGAAGGGGGGCAAGAAGTGAGCGCGTCCAGCCTCCCGGAAGCCATCTTCGACCAGCTCGACGCGGCGACCACCAACCCGGTCTCCTGCGAGCTTCGCCGCCAGGGCGACCCCACGCCGGCCGTGATCTACGAGATCAGCTCCTGCCGGTGGGACTTGGATATCTCCGGCAAGCCGACCGGGACCGGCACGGCAAGCGTCCGCGTCGACTGCGTCGCAGACCGGGCGCTCGCCGCCTGGTCGCTCGCGATCGTCTGCCGGAACGCCCTGGACGGCGTGTGGACGCAGGGGACCTACACGCTCGTCGCCACCTCCCTCGAGGTCGCGCAGAGCAGGGGGGCACCAGACGACGGGCAACCCGACGCGGAGCGCGTCGCGACCCTTTCAGCGGAATTCCAATTCAAGGAGAGCACTTAATGCCACCCAGAGCAATTCTCGGATGGGGCGGAAGCCTCACCATCGGCGGGACCTCGATCCCGGTTCGCAACGTCACCATCACCCGCCAGGCGTCGGAGTTCAATCTCACGGCGCACGGCGATACCAAGATGTTCTCCGGTCCGGGCCGCGTGAAGCGCGGCGGATCTTGCGAGGCCTACGTGAATTCTGACGTGAATACGGCGGTCACATCGGCCATGGAAAGCCCAAATTTGACCACGCCCGCAAGTCTGGTTTTCACGGGCAACGGCGCCGGAAGCATCACCATGTCGGTCATCATCACCGGCGCGGACCAGACGCATTCCTCCGAGGACGCCGCGATCTACTCGATCACCTTTACCGAGACGCTGGCCCTCGCATGACGACCTCCTCTCCATCCTGGCGCCAGGTGGATCTCGACGGGGTCGGAGCCGTCGAGGTCCGCCCGGTGACCTTGCGCGACACGGTCGGGGCCGACGTGACCGATCCGTCGTTTATCCACAAGTGCGTCCGGCACGTCGGCGGCGAGGTCTACACGCAGGACGAGATCCTCGATCTCCCGGTCGCCGCGGCGAACCAGCTCGCCGCCGAGGTCATGAAGGCACGCCCTACCTCGGCGCCGAGCGGCGCCTCTGGAGACTAAACCCAACCATGGACGCCGAGCTGCATCTTGCCCAGGAGGAGACGACCATGGAGCGGGTCGAGTACCTGCTAACCGTGGTCGCGTGTTCCCTCACGGGCCAGCCGGCGCACGTCCTTTGCCCGTGGCGCCGTCGCGGCGTGGAGGGGTTCCTCCAGGCGGTGAGCCGTGGCTAGTGCGGACATGAAGGCAGTTATCACGCTCACCGCCGACGCCTCGGGCGTCTCGGTGGGCGTCTCGAAGGCGATGAAGAGCCTCGAGAACCTACAAGCGGGCGTCTCGCAGCTGCGGTCCCTGGCGGTCGCTGGCATGCTTGCAAACGTGTTCCGCGGCCTCGCCGACGGTGCCATGTCCGAATTGAAGCGCCTCGAGGACCTCGGGCGCACCTACAGCCCGGAAGGAATGGCGGCGGCGAATCAGCTTGCGATCGCGCAGCAGCAGAGCGACCAGACGCTCGGCCAGGCATTCGGGCCGATCACCGCGGCGATCGACCAGATGAAGGTCCAAGCCATCAAGGACCTCACCGACTACCTCATCGCCAACAAGGAGCCGATCGGGCAAGCGATGGCCGCGCTCGCCGGCTTTACTGTCGGCCTTGCCGACATGACCGCGCAGACGCTCGTCGCCTTTGGCAAGTTTGTCGATTGGATTTCTAACCACACGCCAGGCGAGATCATCACGGACGTCGCGGTCGCAACGGGCGACGCGGCGCTAGGTTCGCTCGGCATCAACAACGCGCAGATGACCGCCATCGGTCTGATCTACGACGTGATCAAGTCCAAGCTCGGAGGCGACTGACATGCCTAGCCAGATCCGCCGACTCCCAGACACCGACTCGGTCCAGCTCTCCGCGCCCGGCGATGAGACCACATGGACGGAGTCGCTCCTCTACACCTACACCGAGGAGAACATCAAGACCGTATGGCAAGTCCTCGCGGACGCAATCGTCCCGCAGCAAGGGCAGCGGTACGTCCCAGCTGCAGGATTGGCGGCCCCGATCGCCAACATAATGAAAAATTTTATCTGCCGCTCAATTGACGCAAGCCCGGTTCCGCAGTCGCCGCGGGCATGGATGTTGCGCGTCAAGTGGTCCAGCCGCTACCCGCAGAACGCCACGCGGCCGTACTTCAACCTCACGCGGTCCACGTCGCAACGGACGGTCCCCATGTACCGATCCGGCTCGGCGATCTTTACGGGCGTCCCCGCCAATGGAACAATGCCGTTCCCGCCCACCGCGTTCATGGGCGGCACGTCCGTCGACATGAACGGCCAGCCGCTCGCCGTCAAGGTCTCGCAGCAGTCGATCCAGGTGGACATTCTCTGGGACCGCACGCGCGATCGTTCAACGGACGCCGTGAGCGGAGCAGCTGCCAGCCCGGACCCGCCGTCCGAGTGGTCGTCGATCTACGTCAACACCCGCAACAACGCGAGCTTCCTTGGCTGGCCGACCGGCTACGTGACCTACCTCGGGTGGACCGCCAACGAAAGCCCAGACGAGACGCTAGTGATCTCGCATCGGTTCCTCGCCGACGATTGGCAGCACCTCGAGCAGCGCGTCGCGCCGAACGTCGGAGGCAAGCCGCTCCTCACGACGGGACCGACGCTTGTCACCATACCGACGCAGTCTGCCGCAAATGTCTATTGGTACCAGCCGTTTGTCGAGCTGACTAACTTCGAGAACCTGTTCTCCTGGCGAGCCAATCTCATGGATGCCATCAAGACGCCGCTACCTCTGTACGTCGCATGAGCTACCAGACTCCCATCTTCGAGTCCGGCCTCTTTGGCAAGGCGAACCGTTTCGTCTGCAACGGGTGGACGCAGTCCGCCCAAACGGTCGCGGCGAATGCCGAGGGCCTCGAGTGGGCGCAGCAGCAAGTCGTCCAGGGCAGCCTGCCGGAGCGGTGGCTGGCGAAGCTCACCGCAGCGACCTCGATCGGCGCCGACCGATGGACCTACACCTTCGAGCCGGTCGCGATCTCCTCGAGCAACGCGCCGGCGGCGCTGCTGACAAGTACCTGGGGGGCAGGGACGGGCGCCATCAACCTCCGCGAGCTGCGGAACGACGGTAGCCAGGTCGACGGTAGCCCGAAGCCGTCCGGCTCGAGCATCGGCCCCGTGGGCAGCGTCTACGCGTCCGGCGCCTGGACGACCTCCTCGCTCGCCGGCTACGTCGAGATCCACCTTGATTACAACACCAGCGGAGGCGTCCTCTTCTGGTTCTCCGAACCGAATCCCGTGAGGTGCGCATCGTGAGCCAGTTTCGATACATCCATTCCGTGTGGCCTGCTGCAGATTCCGCGGCGACTCGGGCGAAACAATTCCTCCGCGATGCAATTGCTGGTACGAACAGCGTCGACATCCTCGTTTCCGGCGACAGTAACACGAACTTCGGCGGATGGGGCTGGTGCGATGGCCTGAACTACGCGCTCCAGCAAGCGGGAAGCAACGACTACGCCACCCCGATCGTCCCTGCTTTCAGTCGTGAGAACGCAAATTTTTACGGCGTCGCTTCGAAGTTCGATTCCTATAGTTACATCGACGCAAACGAAGAACCCGTCAACGGTGCGGGAACCGGATCAATGGGCGGCGCGCTCGTCAAGGGAACCAGCGCAAACAGCGCCGCGCTCTATTCGTTGTTGCGCCGCACCAGCGGAACGATGCAACCGAATGCGTCGCCGTTCAACTACGGCTACATCGCCAGCGGGAACTGGGCTGATTTCATCGGCGGCATCTACATGGTGGACGGGGCAGGAACCGTCCTTCCGTGGGTTGGACAGGCGCTCACCTACCGAGTCGTTCATGCGATCGGACCAGGCATGGGGACAATCCGCCTGTCTGGAAAGCTGAACATCCCACCATACACGTCCACGGGTAATGCGACGGTCTCCTGCGACTCGGCGTCATACGGTTGGACAACGGCGCGACTTCAGATCCCCCCTAACAGCGCGCGTACCGGGGTGCAATACAAGTTTAGCTACGCGGAGTCGTCTCCTTTCAACGTCACGGGACCTGTCGCCCTGGCGCTCCAAAGCGTGAGCCGAGCGGTTAAGGGTCACGCGGTGCAATGCATGGACCACTACGGCGGAGCTACTACGACCATGGTTGCAAGCAATGCATCCGGCGCCGTGTCTGTTGTTTCGGCTTACATGAAGGAGGCGCGCCTTCGCCAGATCAACGCCGGCGGAACTGGTCGAGTGGTCGTTATGTTTCAGGGCGGAGTTAACGGGACCGGGTCCAGCACGTACGCGGCCGACTGCGCGGCGTATATGGAAACGTGCCGAACGTGCTGGACGACTCTGGGCTACCCAGAGTCCGACCTTGGATTCATCGGACTTACCTCACACCAGCACAACAGCCCGGACACGCTAACCACCATTCGGACCAGCGCAGCGACGCTTGCGTCGACCTACACCATGGTTGACGGAGCAGCTCTGGCAACATATGCGCAACTGCTTACTGGTTCCGGCGGAACGTCGTATTTCGCAAATGCCACATCGGAACGCCAGCATCTTAACGAGGCTGGCTACAAGTTCATTTGCGGCAACCTCGTCTCGGCGCTCGTCGCATGAAGCTTGCCGCGGCCATCCTCGCGCTCTCGCTCGCCGGTTGCACCAACCACACGGCAGCGATTGCCCATTCGGCCATTGACGCCCGCCAGGCGGTGGGCGCGGCGATCGTCCACATGGACGCGGCTCGCGAGGAGCTGGACGGCCTACAGACGTCCATCGAGGCGGTACAGGCCCACGTCGCGTACGTGAGCGACGACGAGAATCCGATCTACGCCACGCTGAAGTACGTATCGGTCGCCGGAGTCGTGATCGGCGCGTTCGCCCTGGTCTACACAATCAAAAACTGGAAGCTCGTATGAACCTCGCACCTTGGCAATACACGCTCTGGTTGGTGGGCCTGATGGCTATCACCTTCGCCTCCGGTTGTTCCATCGGTCTCACCTTCGCACGTAAGCAGAAAGCGAAACCCCATGCTCGCAAGCGTTGAAAGTCTCCTCGGCTCAATCTGGTTCGGACTCATGCTCGGCCTTCTCGGCGGGATCGCCGGCTTCATCTGGTGCCGCAAGGGCAAGGCCCGCGAGTGAGGCTCGGCTTGTGTTGTTGCGCGAGCGACCCGCTCACGCCCGAGAGTTTTTGTCCCCCAAACCTCCCGACGGGGTTTGGTACACGAAACTATCGCATTGCGTTGCCGACCTTGTATCCCTTGTCGCTGGGGCGCGAAGATCCGCCATATGCGGGCATGCCAAACGACCAGGGCAGATGCCCCAGCACGGCCAGCTCTCCTGCTTGGTCTGTGCCGGTCTGTGATTACTACAACGAGCTATACCTTTACGACACTCTTGCAACCGCTTGTGATGGCTCGGTCCTTACGTACTGCACCGAGGCCTACGGGCCGTCCGGCCTTTCCGCGGCGGCGGCAAACTGGGATTTCACCGGCGCACAAGCGGCGGGCGCCGGGCAAATTCAAAAGTCGTGGGCTACATCGACATCGTTTGTAGCCGCCGCCCTACAACGATGCTGGTTGTTCAACGGACCAGGCGGGACCGATGCAAACCGGACAAGGCTTCGAGTTACGGTGGACTTTGATTTCTCGGTAAACCGCGCCCTCTGCGTCGGTGGTCCACCTCGAGTACGAAAGGTCCCGTCTGACTACGAGGCAATCTATATCGGCGACCCGTTTACCGCCGCGGAGGCGATCTCCCCGATCCTATACCTCAAGACGTTCCGGCATATTGGTCCCCGCTACTGCGGCGACGCCGAGGGCCTGTGGCAGACCTACATTGACGGGTTCCCGAACGACCACGGCTACGGCGTGAACGGCTCCTACCTCCAGCCAGGCAGCTACCCCGGTCTCATGCCCTCAACGCTTACCGTGACGCGCGTCTCATGAGGCGCCAGAACACCTACGACGCCGACGAGCGGCCCCTGGGGGGACGGCTGGCCGAGCGGCCGGCGCCCGGCCTCGGCGACGCCGTCGCCGCCATGGCGAAAGCGGCGGGCTTTAAGGAGACCAAGGGGTGCGGGTGCGCGCGCCGGCGGGCGACGCTCAACCGCTGGACCCCGGCCTGGCTTTCGCAGCTGCTCGGGCGGCTAGGACGCGTTGTATCTCGTCCCGCACGATGAGCCGGATGTAGTCCTCGGACGGCGCTGCCGGCGCGGGCGGCGGTGCCTGGGGCGGCAAGGGCCGAGGCGTCCCGGAGTTCGCTTGCTGGACGCCCGAGCGCACCGCGCTACGGGTGAGTTTCCAGATGACCATCACGACCAGCAGGACGACGAGGAACACGATCAAAGGCACGACGAAGCACGCGGCTCCGTAGAACGGATCTTTCATTGAGGTCTCCCAAAGCGCGACGCAGGGTACATAGGGAATCCGGCGCCGCAATAAGGGAAAGTTTCTCTATGCCGTTTTGCCGGAACCTGTTACGGTCGGCGGAAATGGCAAAAAGGCCAACGAAACACCGGGTCGAGTCCCAGAGGAAGCCCGTCCTTTTGCGCGAAATCGACGCGAGGACGCGACGAGCCATGAACAGAAAAGAGAATGCCCGTCAGGAGTGGTGGATGGTCCGCAACGACGGCGACCCGAAGGGCGTCTGGTCGTTTACACTCGATCCGTACGCAAGTCCTTGGGACTGGAAGGTTAAGATCGGTGCCAATAAACAACACGTAGAACGTCGGATAGCCATCGCAAAGCGAGATAGCGATAATCAGGGAAAATTCATGGCAATCCGCCGAATGGTCGATAGGATGCGCGGCGTACCGGAGTAGAGGCAAGATTCGCCAATGGCATGGGTCCGCGTAACCTTATTTATCATAACACGCAAATTATGGCCCATTTGGCGGACGCTCCGGTGCGCATGAGGCGCACAAGCGATGGAAACGTTCGACTCGGCACTTGCAAAGGCATTGATATCGGCCCAAGCGGATCTGCGTAATCCGCCCTTCGACAAGGCAAACACGGCTTTCGGCGCACCCCGCGGCTATTCGAGCCTCGCGGCGCACGTCGACACGATCCGCCCGGCGCTCGCGAAGCACAAGCTCGCGGTCGTGCAGCTGGTGGGGTCGGGGCCGGAGAAGACGCTGACGCTCCTTACCCGCCTGGTGCATGAGAGCGGCCAGTTCATGGAGTCCTCTGTGTCCGTGCCGATGCCGGCTTCCGAGCAGAAGGTGGGGTCTGCGTTGACCTACCTCCGCCGGTACGCGCTGGCGGCGATCGTCGGGGTATGCGGTGACGAAGACGACGACGGAAACGTCGCCAGCGCCCCGACGATCGCCCAGGAGGCGCCCAAGCCGAAGAAGCTTGTCACGGCGCCACCGACCCGCACCGAGGCCGCTATGGCCGGCACGGCGGCGCCGGCGGGCGTCCTCCGATTCGAGGGCGTCGTCGAGCGGATCTACGAGAACGAGAAGTCCTCGAAGATCGTCCTCGAGAGCGGCGAGCAGCTGGTGGCCTGGAACGACCTTGCCGGCCTCGACACGATGCAGATCGGCGGGCGGTACTGGTTCTCCTGCAAGCCCTCGAAGAACCCCAAGTATCCGGCGCCGTCGATCACCGACTTCGGCGAGGCGGGCCTCAAGGACGGAGAGGAGATCCCGTTCTAATGACTACAGGCAAGCCAAGGATGGCCAAGCCGCTCCCGAGTGACGTGTTCCGCCTGGGCGAAGCCCTCACGCCCGAGGAGAAGCTCGTCCTCCTCGCCCTCATCGACTACGGCGCTCGGATCTACCCGAGCCAGGGGACGCTCGCCCTCAAGACCGGCTATTGCGTTCGCACCATCCGTACCGTCGTGAAGGCGCTCCGCGAGAAGGGCGTCATCCAGACCTCCCAACGGGGGGCGAAAGCCCTCACCTACAGCGTCGTCCTGGACCCCGTCCATGCGGCAAGGGATGCAGCGGTAGGTAGGCATGCCGTGCCTATCAATGCGGCAAGGGATGCAGCGGTATGCGGCAAGGGATGCAGCGGGATTCTAACTAGCCAAGGAACTAGCCAACCTAACCAAGCGCCGGCTACCGCCGGCAAGGGGGGGGAGGCTTCGCCATGGGATGGAATCGACCAGGAGGACCAGCGCAAGATCAGGCGTTGGGTGCCGCGTGATACTGACACGCTCTGCGAGGCCCAGCGGCGCGTCACGCTCCGCAAGCTTGCCGACCTCGGCATCCGCGTCACCGACCACGCGAGGTGGTGGCGTCGCCTAGGCGAGCGTTGGGGGCAGATCGGCGTCCCGCCGTATGACCAGCTCGCGCTCGAGCTGCAGTCCATCGGCACGGACGTCCGCGACCGCGTGTCCGTCCTTGCGTTCCGCCTCGGACTCGGGAGGGTCGCCGCATGATCAGCGTCGAGCGAATCCTCAACCGGCTGGACAAGCGAGCCATGCACCAGGAGGCCGCGGCCGACCGTCAGTCACCTCGTTACGGTGAATACGCGGAGCGGTGCAGGGTGGAAGCCGAGTTCTACCGGGACGTTATGGACTGCATTGACCAACTACAGGCCGAGGCGATCTCGGCAAGGATGGGAAAGCGATGACCGAGATACCTCCTACGATCCGGCCCGCCTGGGAGCGGGCCATCAAGCGCGCCCAGCGGTCGATCTCGATCGGCTCGATCCCCGTCGACGTCGTCGACGAGCTGATCAGCATGGTCGTCACCCAGCACGAAGAGGCGCGGGAGCAGGAGAGGAAGTGGCGCGAGCGGGAGCGGTTCCTCGAGACCCGCATCGTCTGCCTGGGCGGCGGCAACGACCTCCGCGGAATGTGGGCCGAGCCTCGAGGCCTCATCGTGCAGCATGGGGTCCATGCCGTGGTGGAGGATTCCCGATGACTGCCGTAAACAGCCGAGCCAAGGGCAAAGCCGGCGAGCTGGAGGCCTGTCGGGCCATGGAGGGGTACACGACCCTTCAATGGGAACGCACCGCCCAGCGGTGGGGCAACGCGACGCCGGATATCTGGGCGCCCTTGAAGCCGACCCTCGGCGTCCATGTCGAGGTCAAGCGGTACAAGGAGTACCTCGCGACGCCGACCCGCCTCGCGGCGGAACACGACCTCGTCCAGACGAGCGACGACCTGTTCTACTGCCGGCTCCAAAACCTCCGCCGCGTCCTCATCGGTGGGCATCCGCCGCATTTCCACGCAACGGTCCACAACCTCGTCTCGGGGTTCATGCGCCAGGCGGAGCGGGACATGGTGGGTACGGCCATCCCGCTCGTCCTCATGCGCCAGGACCGCTCCGAGTGGCTGGCCATGTGGCGCTACCACGACGACGACCTCATGCGTAACCGCCTCGAGCCATACCTGAAGGTCATCGATGCGGAGTGAGCCGACCAACAAGTGGGCGCAGAAGCCACTAGAACGCTCCGGGAGCGGTCACACGGGCAGGGGGTCTGGTAGGCCATGGAAGCGCCTGTCGCGCGCCCTGCGGGCGAATAGACCGCTCTGCGAGGTCTGCATGGTGAAGCCGTCTACCGAGGTCCATCACAAGATCAAATGGGGCGATAGTGTCGAGGGGAGGCTCGACCCTCGCAACCTCGTTGCCTGTTGTCGTTCATGCCATGAGATCTTGGAACGAGGCTCGCATGGCGCGTAAGCCTGGCGGTCGCTCTGGTGGTCGCAAGGGCGCACCCCCCGGCATGACCCCCCCCACCTCGCCAGAGGTGGACCACCGCCGCCCTAGATCGTCCCGTGGACACACACAAACTAGGCGGAAATCGCGCGCAAAGTCATCGGCGCTGGCCGTGGCCGACAGCTACGCGGCCGAGGCGGTAGCCGGCAACGTGTCGCAGCGCGTGAAGGCCATGGCGTCGCGCTACCTCGACGAGCGCCGGCACGGGTCGGGCGTGGTCTGGGACGGCGAGCGCCTGGACGAGCTGGTGGAGTGGGGTCGGGCGAACCTCTCCGGGATCTTCGGCCCCATGGAATGGGACCCGTGGGCCGTGTGGGCCATGGCTATGTTCGTCGCCCGGCGTGGGGAGGACGGCCTCCCGCTCACCCGCGACCTCGTTTTGCAAGTCCCGCGAGGGTGCGGCAAGACGCAGATCGCCGCCGCGCTCGCCGGCTGGAGCCTCGAGCGGGCGTGTCGCGACGATAAGAAGGGCGTCGAGATCGTCATCCTCGCAACCCTCCGCGACAAAGCCGTCGACGTCATCCGCCGCCTCGAGGGCATTCCCAATTGCAAGTCCAAGGCGTGGAAAGTCATGGGAATCAACGGCGCCCGGCCCGCAACCCTCGAGGCGTCGGCCGGCGCGATCAAGGCGGCCTCGTCCACGCCGCAGAATGCGGACGGGATTAGCCCGTCGCTCGTCATCCTGGACGAAGCGAGCCGCATGGACGAGACGTTTAACCGCGCCCGCTCCAGCACCATGAAGGTCCCGTGGAGCCAGACGCTTGTCATCACGACGCCGGACGTCGACCAGTACCACACGCCATACGGGGCCATGCTCCGCACGATCGAGGAGGCGCTTGACAACGGCAAGCCGCTCCCGCTCGGGACGCTTGCGGTCATGCACCAGGCGGACGCCGAGGACGACCCGTCGAACCCGCTCACCTGGGCGAAGGCGAACCCGGCGCTCGGCATCCGAATCCAGCCGGCCGAGTACGAGCGGCGCCTCTGCGAGCTGAACG